AACCGTCTTTGTTTCTTACGATTGGTTGTTTCCAATACATAGAATTCAATTTAGCAGAAGATATTAAAGTATTACTAGAACCAATGAAATCACATTCAAACTCTTGTTGAAACTGCCTATCTGATGTATTTTGAATTGTTTTTAGTTTCCATGCTTCGTTTCTTAGTGGACCACCCGGATACTCTGGAACCTGACTCCAAGGTACTTCTATCGCTTTATATTCATTTTTATTATTAATAGCACCTTTCCAGAATTGATAAAACATATTCAATCCATTTGGTGTAGAAATAATAATAACCTGAGTTGTTTGACCGGAGGTTACTGTTGGATAAACAGAACTAAAAAATTCTTCTGATACATTTGTAGGAACGTGAGCAAACTCGTCCAATACAAGAATATTATAAGAACCACCACGCACCGCACTTGAACTGGTTGCTGCTGCAATTATTCTTGAACCGTTTTCTAATTGAATAGAGTGTTTATTCCATTCTACTATTCCTTGTTGCAACCATAATGGCAAATATTCATATGCCATTTTAATTCTTGCTAAAACTTCTCTTGCAGCAGATTGTTTGTTTGCAAGAATTGCTATATTCATATTTTGGTTGAATAATGCTTTTTGTAGTAAGTATCCAGGACCTACAGTTGTGGTTTTTCCTGACTGTCTTGGTAATTTACAAATGACATGTCTATTGGTCCATAAAGTATTAATTATTTTTTCTTGATAATCGTATAAATCAAATGGAACGATACCTGAATCTAGTGACACTACTTTGATATAATTTCTAGCAAAATGTATAGGATCGCTGGCACATTTTAAATATTCCTCTACCTGTTCTTTGGTAAAATCTATTTTAACGCCAACTGGTTTTAAATTGCTGTTTCCTAAGTACCCTTTTTTATTATATTGAATCGGCATTGTCTTCACTTTCTGCATCAATTATATTTTCATCTGATTTAAATTGACTTCTTGATTTATTTAACAAATTCTGTAGATCGGTAGTAGAACCAACATATATTGAATTGTTAGTTGTATTCTTAATAGAAACTTTATCTTTATCTGCCTCATTTGCTTTTGTGTGCAGATCTAAGAGATCCTTGTTCATCTCGCTGAGTGTTTTTAGAAGGGTCGCAGCGACCTCATACGCTCTCGGAGAGTCACCTGCGGTCGCAACCCGCATAATTCCATCTACCGCGTCCATACCTGTTCCTATCAATTCCTTGATACCATCTCGGGCGGAATCAAAATCTGTATTAAGTAATTGTTCTCTTCTTTCACGTTTCATTTGAGACAATTGTTTTCTATCAACTACGGCTTCTTTTGGTGAATCTGTAGGATCATATTTTATCTCAAGTGCTTTTGATATTTTTTCTTCAGACATAATTTAAACCTCATATTACAGAAGATCCATCCGTCATTGTGATACTTCCTGTTGCAGCATTTCCGGTCCATCCAAAATCTGTAATAAAATTCGAAGGAGCAGCAGTAGAACCTAGTAAAGAATTAAAGAAATTGACTTCCGATGTTTCAATCGCCACTGGCGTTCTTTCTTTAATTTGTCCATATACATATGTTTTTGCTGTAAAATCAAATACAGATGTTATTAATCTTCTGGTAGCAAAATCACCTTCAAAGTCTTCATTTGTTGCTACAGAATTTAAAACAATAGGAACATCTACAATGCTCGACAAATTATTCATATTTAAACTTACTGTAAAATCTGGAGCAAAGTTTGGTAATATTTGTTCTACTATTTGAAGAGTATCTGTTACATTTCTTGTAAACAAATATAAATTAAAATTAATAATGTATGGAACTTCAGACCACATTGAATACTCAGTTCCATTAATTTCTTTTTTTATAAATTTTAATTTATTTACTTTTCGCGTTGGATCATACAGATATGTTGTTATATCAAATCCTAATCTTGGGAGTGTTATCTGTACATGTTGATTATCTGTTAATGCATTATCTTCTCTTAGTTTTCTTAAAAACTTCTCTTTAGGACCATAAGTTATAGGAACTCTAACTTTTTCTGTAACATTATTTGATTCGTCAAATTTAGAAAGATATATCTCGTTAAATAGCGAACCAAACGCTAAAACTAATTTTCGTATACTTTCATTATAATAACTTGAGTCTATTCCAAACATTAGTATTTACCTTCTGAGAATGGATCCTTATCCGTAAAATCAAATAGTGATCCACTTGTATTTTTGTATTGTAGTACATCATTATCTAGATTAGGTGATATAGTATTTTGTGGATCTTTCTGTACTATAATATTTGTTGCAGTAACACCAATTACAGAGAACTCTGCATTTGAATATGAGCCCTTAATAGATTGATTTCCTGTGAGGAATGTACCAGAAACATTTCCAAGATAAAGTATGTCGTAAGTGATACCATCTTGTTGTTCTATTAGAGTTGCAATTGCAGTTGCATTTGCAAGTGTCGATCCTGCACCACATATACCAGCAACTTGATATAATATTTCGCCTGCAGTATAGTAACCAACAACTGGATCGTTAGCAGTAACACCAATAAACATTTTAAGTGCATACTCTTTCTTGTCACTTTCAATTATATCGATATCTGTAATTCCTGTATTAATTTCTTCATTACTATAAGTAAACATTTCGCAATCAAGAGTAAATGTAGTGAGTGCTCCAAATTGATAAAATGGATCTCTTTTATTTACTTGGTTAATTTCAAATAAAGAACCACTAAGTGGAAAATAAACTAAATCGCCTACTCTTGGAAAAATAATTTCTGAGTCTTTTGTTGTTACTTCTTGTTGAAATCTAGTTCGTGATAATATAAGAGTAACACGATCTGTAATATTTATTCCAAATTTACTAATTACGTCTGCCTGTCCATCAAACTGCATAACATTCTTTATGTACATTTCAATTGTATATGCATCTGTAAATTTATTTTGTATATCTTCACCAAACAATTCATCAATGTTTACATAGTTTCTTGGTATGTAAATCATGTCTCTGCCCATAGCACGAATAGTTTCGATGGTTAAATCGTTTACTAATCGTTGCTCGGCAGTACTATCACGGAAAAAAGGATTGGTTGCCATTTAATTATCCTACCATAAAATCTACAGGTAATTCATATGCAGTTAGCATTTCTAATTCTATTGCTTGAAGTTCTACCTGTGCTTCTTGGTATATTGCTGCTCCCTTTAGGGTTATACCGCCAGGGAGCTGTACGCCGTCATACTTAGCCATGTTTGCTCCCCATTGTCTTTTTATGAGGGCTGTTAGGTACTTTTTGAGTAGACGGTCGTTATAAATTTCTGTATATTTTTCTGGATCTAGAAGAACAAACGCTTCTAAAACAATATATTGCCCGACAACCATGTCTGCTTTTCTTCCAACAATATGAACTCGGTTAGTGACCTTGCTAAAGGTTATTGCTTTTTCTGGTTGAAAGAAATCCTGAATCAATTTGATATATCTTTTGGCAGTATCGTAAGAAGCAAGACCCATAGAAGGACTTCCACCCAATCCGCGATTGATACCAAAGTAATCTGTGAGTGCTAATTGATACCGAATATCAAACATATCGACAGAGGAGAACATACCAAATTGAAAGAGTTTAACAATACTTAATATATCATTACCAGTGGGGCCATCGCCACCGGGGCCATTTGTAGGTCCTAAAGTGGATGTATTGACATAACCATTATCGATATCTGTTTGGGTTAATTGATATTTAAAATATGCTCTTTCGACACCATCAAAGTGTCTTTCTGCAAAATATTGAAGAGCTTCTTCCAGACGATCTTCGCATTGCTGATAATCAACATTGATTTGTATGACAGGATGACCCAGATTCCTGAGCGAATAGTCAATTATTGATTCCTTAGAAGTTATTGCCATTTAAAAATCTCCTTGATTCTACATTATTTATAAAATCAAGGAGATCCTTTATACAACAATTAAGTTTGTTGACTTTGTTTGCGGGAAGTTCTATGGCTTCATTGGCTGAAACGGCAGTTAAAAAAAGAAATTTTAAAATTGGAGCCTGCGATTGGAGCCTTGGTAAAGATGGCGATACGGGTGCTTTTGAGATTGCAAAAAAAATAGGTTTGGATGGCATCATGGTTAGTATGGGTTCTGAAAGTAATCATCTTCGTTTGAGAGAGTCATCGG